TTCAATGCGGTCAACAAGGGTAACGACGACACACTGCAAATTACCTGGACTATTACAGTTAGTTAATTAACTAAGGTTTAGTATGGCAACCCTGACCCTAAGACAGATCAAAGGGTTGCCCTTAACCAATGCCGAAGTAGATAATAACTTTGGCAACCTTGACAATAACAAGGTACAGTTAGGTGGCGATCTAGGTGGAAGCACTAGCTCACCTGTGGTTGCAAAGCTGCAGGGGTATGCGGTATCTAACGCATCTCCTACTTCGGGTTATGTCCTAACCTGGGGTGGTAGTACCTGGTTGGCTTTACCGCCGACCCTGAGTGCAGTGACTCAGGTAGTAAATACCGTTGTAAATGACATTAGTCATCAGTTTAATAATTTACAGCAGGTGTTTACGCTCAGAACCAATTATACCGCCCTCACCGGCGTAGAATATGGCGACAGCAAAGATTTAAGTGTGGTACTGGATGGGAGACCTCTGGAACCATATGTTACAGAATTCAATAGATTATGGCCCTGGCTGAGTGAATTTGATGCAGGCCGGACCAATAGTTTTAGGATGCGTGGAGCCAAAATAACCTTTTATAAACAGCCCCGTGTCAGAACCACAGTTTTTATTACGATAAATACTAAGTCCGCATCAAGACAGGTAAGAAAATACCCGTTAACACCTATTAATATAGCTTTTGGAGATTAAAAAATGGCTAAGAGAGTTTTACCCGATTATTATAGTTTTAACCCTGGAACTCGTACTATTACGATTTCCAACAAGGTGGTTAAGCCGCAGCAGTTATTGCTGATTACCAATGTTAGTTCTAACACGGTAATCTTCAACTTCAGCGATCCTGACCTGTATGCAACCTCATATGTTGCTCCATTCAGCAGCAATGCTACATCAGTTGGCACCAGAATTGTATTAAACTACAATACTGCCAGCATGGGTACTTCAGACGCTCTGGCCATCTTGATCGATGAAACCGAAGAAGTATTTAGACCTTCTGAACTCTTAACCGACAACACCGGTAAGCTCAGAACTTCATCTCCAAGATCCCTGATCGACACCGACTTTGAATATGGTCTGCAACCCATCAAATGGGAAGCATTCAACCGCTATCAGAACATTCCTAGTTACTTTGTTCGTACTGGTGGTGCAACACTGCAGGTAACCAGCATTACTGGTACTGGTGGTGTAGTTGGTTCTGGCGTCAACGGTCGAAGCCTAATCACTATTGATTACACAGTTCCAGCAGGTACTACACTTAACGTAACCACAGGTGACATCATCACGGTGTTCAATACACAAAATGCACTTAGCTCAAACTGCGAAGGTGTATTTGCAGTAAGTAGTATTGGTACTACTCGTCTAACATATTTTGCCAAGGGCGTAGCCAATGGTTCATTATACAGCTCCAGTCTGCAGGTACAACTAGGTACTGTGGTTGACTCCAACAACCAAACAGTACGTATTGTGCATGATCAGATGTACTGGGCTAACCCAAGCAGTGCCACTGATGGATATGTCACAGTTACCACAAATGGTAAACATGGACTATTACCTGGTGCTCCAATCCTGGTAAACTCATCATTGACTACTTCAGCCAATGGTCAGTTCTTCATCTATGACGTTCCAACTCCGGCTAGCTTCCGCTACAGAACCTGGACTCCTCAAGGTGACGTGATGCATGCTGGTAGCAGTTCTGGTATCATTAATACATCACAAACAATCATCCTGGTTCGTCCTGAAGCTAACTTCATACACAGACCCAGCGATGGTGGTGTAATTATCAATACCTATACCAATTCTCCGGGCATTTCAGCGGTTCGTCAGACTCGCAGATACTTCCGCTATCAATCAGGTAAAGGCATACAGTTCAGCACAGGTACTAAGGTTTGCCCTAGCTATAACATCAATACGATTTCTAGCGCAGGTACAAGTATTGCAGTATTAACAACTTTTGAAACTCCATTATTTCAAAGTGGTGTAACCATTAAAGTCGAAGGCATTCAGACCAATGCAGGTACAACTAACTACTACAATGGTACATTTACTGCCAACACAGTAATCACTACTTCAGGTGTGATTGTCTATACCATGAGTGGTTCACCAACCGATCTGCAACCTGGTGGACAAACTGGTTCTAGCCCACAACTAACAGTTACTAACTGGAAGGGTGCACAGGTTAAAGTTGGATTCTTTGACGACCAAAATGGATTCTATTTTGAATACAATGGTCTGCAATGGTTTGCAGTACAGAGACGTAACACCAACGAACTCATGGGTACAGTTAACGTCACCAACGGTTCAACCGCAGTCACAGGTAACAGCACATTATTCAGTAAACAACTTACTCCAGGTGACGTTGTTACCATCAAGGGTCAGACCTATGAAGTAATCAGCGTTGATACCGATCAGGCCATGCAGATTGCTCCACACTATCGTGGCAACACAGTTTCACAGGCTCGCGTCAACCTAATTCAGGAAATCCGTACTCCACAAAGTCAATGGAATCTGGATCGATGCGATGGTACAGGCCCTAGTGGTTATACACTGGATGCCACCAAGATGCAGATGTTCTACATAGACTATACCTGGTATGGTGCCGGCTTTATTCGCTGGGGCTTCCGTGGTCCAGATGGTAATGTATTCTATTGCCATAAACAGGCCAACAACAATCAGAACAATCAGGCCTACATGCGCTCTGGTAACCTTCCAGCTCGTTATGAAGCAGCCAATGGTCCTGTTTATTCACGTTTCATTAGTGCATCAACAACAGCCAATGGTATTACCCTGGGTGCAGCCGACACCACGTTTGTGGTACGAGATGCAGCTTATTGGCCAAGTTCAGGTACTATTCTGGTACAACAATTAACCAGTTCAGAAGTCATGACATTTACAACCAAGACCTATAACAGCACCCTAGATGGCTGGCAATTAGGTGGTTTAACTCGTAACGTTCTGGGTGGTGACACAAGTACAACTAAAACCTATCGTGCATTAACATTTGACGGTGGTGCAGCAGGTAACAGTGCAGTTTGCACAGTAAGCTATCTGACATCTGATAATTCTCCACAGGTCATGCACTGGGGTTCCTCAGTGATCATGGACGGTGGTTATGACGACGATAACAGCATCCAGTTTGCTTATACCAAACAGGGTTCTAGCGTTACCCTGGCAGTTAACACCAGTATCGCGGTGTTAAGTATCCGTTTGGCTCCAAGCGTTGACAACGGTATTGTTGGTGCATTTGGTGGTAGAGAAGTTGTAAACCGCATGCAGTTGAAGACACGAAGCCTGGGTATTGCAACTGGTACATCTGTGCAGGTAATTGGACTGCTGAATCCGCAGTTCCTGCCCAGCGCCGGTGGTAGTAACAGACCAATCCTTCCAGGTGACTGGAATACAACTTCAGTTGTGGGTACAATTGGTGCAGCTTCGCTGGCTCAGATCATTGACCATACTGGTAACGGAACACTGGTTACCGGTGGTGAACAGATCTTCGGTTTCGTAACTGGTAACAGTGCCGACAACTATGATATCAGCGCAGTTCGCGATCTGGGTACAAGTATTATTTCCGGCGATGGTAGTAACAAGACACCTGGTTTCCCTTGCGGTCCAGACGTTCTAACTATCGTGCTGAAAAATGCTACACCAAGCATTGCACTAGTAACAAACTTACGATTAAGCTGGACAGAAGCTCAAGCTTAATAACAAGGAGACCACATGGCAGCTCCTGCTACAAGACAAGAGCTCTTAGATTATTGCCTGAGAAGGCTAGGTCATCCAGTCATAGAGATAAACGTCGACGACGATCAATTAAGCGATCGTCTCGACGATGCTCTACAGTACTTTCAGGACTATCATTATGATGGTGTTGAAAGGATCTATCTTCCTCACAGAGTAACTGGTAGCTACATTTACCTGAACAGCTCCAACGCAACTAGTTTCCAGAATCTGGATGTAGTTGTTGGACAGACTTCGGGTGCTCGTGCTACTGTTACCATCTATGACAGTATATCTGGCGGAGCCAATGTCAGCAGTCAGGGCACCAGTCTGGTAGTACAGGGCATCACAGGTGTATTTACCACTGGCGAAGTCATTGTTGGCAGCATCAGTGGATTCAGCAGCACAGTAAACCGATACAGCAAGGGCGACGTAGACAATGCTTATTTTGACATTGACGACAGCATCATTGGCATAGTACGAGTTCTGCCTTTCAGTGCCACTAATACTGGTCTGGACTACATGTTTGATCTGCGCTATCAGCTCCGTTTGAACGACCTGTACGATCTCATGAACACCAGCATCATCTATTACCAGCAGGTTAAATCTCATCTGGACATGATAGACATGCTGTTAGTTGGTGAGAAAAGTTTCCGCTATCAGCGACATCAGAATCGTCTGCACATAGACATGCGCTGGGGATCAGATGTGCGAGTGGGTGAAACCATACTGGTAGAAGCCTATAAAATTCTCAACCCTGATACCTGGACCGATGTGTACAATGATCGTTTCATCAAACGCTACGCTACTGCACTGATCAAGCGTCAGTGGGGCGAAAACCTAAAAAAATTCAATGGCATACAGATGCCTGGCGGTGTCACTCTCAACGGCCAGATCATATTCGAAGAGGCCCTGGCAGAAATCAACATGCTGGAGACTGAAGCTCAAACTACCTATGTAGAGCCACCTAACTTCATGGTGGGCTAACATGGCCACCAATTTTTATTTTCAGAGTGGAATACCTGGTGGACGCGTTGGCGAACAGCGTCTGGTCGAGGACCTAATCATAGAAAGCATAAAAATCTATGGTTTTGATTTATATTATCTGCCCCGCACTCAGGTCAATCCTGACCTTCTGTTCGAAGACGATACCATAGCCAGCTACAACAATGCCATACCCCTGGAAGCCTATTTAGAAAATGTCGATGGCTTTGGTGGTGATGGTGAACTCATGAGCAAGTTTGGCATAGAGATTCGTGACACAGCTACCTTTGTCATGGCCCGTAATCGGTGGGACGATGTAGTGGGAGCTGGACGCAGTAACTATCTGCAGTTGCCTAACCGACCCAGCGAAGGCGATCTGCTATACTTACCGCTCACTCACAGTTACTTTGAAATTAAACGAGTAGACACACATGATCCTTTCTATCAGCTGGGCAAGTTATATGTGTATAAACTTCAATGTGAACTCTGGCAATACAGCAGCGAGGATCTCAACACTGGTGTGGAAGAAATTGACAGCCTGGAAACCAGAGTATCTCAAAATGTCAGCAGCTTTGAATTCCTGCTGGAGTCAGGTGATCGTCTCAGATTGAATACCAATGACTACACAGCCGAGGATGCAGGCTTCCTGCTCAACGAAGCCTGGACTCAGACTACTCAGGACCCTCTGGCTGACAATCTGACCTTTAACCGAGAGGCTCAGGGTATATTAGACTTTACAGAAATTAATCCATTTGGCGAGGTCATAAGAAATAATGTTTGAAAATAAAGTCTGGTATCACGGCATAACTCGCAAAGCCATCATAGCCTTTGGCGTGATGTTCAACAACATCAATGTCCGACGTCGCAATGCTGCAGATCAAATTACACAGACCATACGTGTACCTCTGAGCTATGCTCCCAAGAATAAAATGCTGAGCCGTATCCTGGCCCTGCCAGATCCAGATAAGATGGAAAAAGAAGTGCTGGTTCCGCGTCTGAGTTTTGAACTCATAGCCTTTGAATACGATGGTGCCCGCAAGATTAACCTGCACAATCAGTCACGCACCATAATAAACGAAACCCAGGCCAAACGAGTCTATGGTCCAACACCGTATAATCTAACTGTTAATTTGTATGCCTATGCCAAGAACCAGGACGATGGTCTGCAGATTCTGGAACAGATTGTTCCTGCGTTCAATCCAGACTTTAACGTCACTGTGACCTATGTTCCAGAGCTGGGCATCAAACACGATCTGCCCATAATCCTGAACAGCATAACCTATGACGATCAGTACGAGGGTGCTCCACAGGATCACAGAGTCATAATCTGGACCTATACATTTACACTTAAACTGTACTATTATGGACCAGTTGAAACTCAGGAAGTCATTCGCAGGGCCATTGTTGATGTATTTAACAACGAAGACCTTACCAGCAGAATAGATAAATACACAGTAAGTACGGATCCTGCAGATGCATTACCCTCGGATACCGATTTCAGGTTCATAGAAACCTTTGACGATTCAAATTTTAAACTAGGATAGGCCATGTCATTACAGCCCATAAATTTAGGAACACCCAACAACAACGACGGCGATTCGCTCTACGCGGGTGGCGTCAAGATCAATGCAAACTTTACGGAACTTTATCAGGGTCTGGGTGGTAGCAGCAGCGTCAATTTAAAAATTGCCGTGGGACTGAATCCAGCCACCAGTACATTGTTGGCCTGGAGTGCAGCAGCTCAGTCATTTGTTCCGGCCAGCAGTAACAGCATCCGATCAACTGGAGCTGTGGGCGTAAACAGTTTTGTAGTAACCAACAATACTGGCATAGCCGGTAATGCCGATGGCGATCTGAGCAGTGTCAGCAACACGGCCCTGTTGCAGTTAGAAGGTCGGGGCATGTTGAGCATACAGGCTCGAAACAACACCAGTGTGGCATCTACCCGAGGCATCTTTGAAGTCAACGTTGGTAACAGCAATGTTACCAGTCTCAGTGTTTATACCACAAGTGTAGTAGCTCGAGGTCTGCGTGGACTAGAAGTTTATAGAGCCAGTGCCGAAGACACAGCAGCCTATACCAAATTATTAGATTCAACCAGCACAGCCACAGGTATCACACTATACCAAACTCCTGTGAACGATTTTGCCAGCATGGCTGCAACAGTTCGTCAGGGTACGGATTCAAGTAATGCCATTGCTCACACAGGCTTTGTAAAACTATTACTGGGTCAGTATCCACTGAGCTCCACTGCTGTCAGAGGTGTCAGAGGCGTAATAACTAATAATAATTCATATAATCTATCTGGCAATCATGAATTCAACATAGATGGTATTTACCATCCCAAACATTGTGAGGGACTAATTTATAATTACAGCAACGAAGCCGCTGCCAATAAGATCACATTGGTGACTGGTGCAGCCTGTCACTGGAGTTATAATACTTCGGGTGTGGCTGGTATATCTGGTACAACCAGCACGGCCATGGTTGCAAGTTATACACCTATTATTAGAAAATTTCAAAGTGGTTGGACTCCAGAATACAACGATGCCGGATCAACAGCCGCAGTCATAGATGCCAGCATGAGTGCTAATACCTGGTACTACCTGTACTACCTGGGAGCTCTGCAAACACATACAGTAGGAACCAAAACATTCTATCCAGGTAGCAGCAACGTGGTGGTGTCCAGTAACAGAGACATTGCATCAGTACAATCACAATTGGCTGCGGCTGGTTGGAGTGCCTACTGGGATGTAGTACGTCGTCTAGGTCCGATCAAGACCGACGCTACTGGAGCAGCTGCTGTTCCATTCAACGTAAAACGTATTGACCATGGAGCATTTGAATTTTACTGGGGGCTACAGGCCAACGGAGCCGGAGCCAGCAATGGTTCAGATACTGCCTATACAACTACCATAGCAACAGCTGATCGCAGAATTGCCGGTTCTAGTGCAACATTTAGTCTGCAGGCCTATAGTAGTTCTATATTAACCACTATACCACCCATACCAGGCATTACGGCCTTTATCACAGTTAAACATCAGCCTACGGCTGGTGGTGTGCTGCCATTGCTTTATCTGTATGGTGACAGCTGGACTGTAAATAGTTCAATTAGTGCATTATATCCCCCATTTGAAATTTTAAGAAGTACAGCAACCAGTATTACTAATGTACACAACATTCAGGTGCCTATGATTCCTGACGGTTGTTATATTCCAGACGGTACTTATGCAGGCGCAGGTATTCTTGCAGTAACAACCAGCACTGGTCTTAAACTAAGATATATTTTCCAAAACCCAACCAACGAGGGTGTGAATAATCAACCCATAGTTACTTCTACATTATTGCAATTTACTGTGACTGGTTTTAGGTATGCAAGATAAAAAAGTATTTGCTGCATTAGATTCTAAATTTGATACAGCACCAACTAACCTGCCCATAATCAAACCCGAGGAAAGTCTGGTTGAGGATGATTTTGAACAGGCTCGTACTGCGCTTAAACAGATGATCAGCAAGGGTCAGACAGCAGTTGATGATATCATGAGCATAGCTCGTCAAAGTGATCATCCACGCGCCTTTGAGGTTACGGGTCAGCTCATCAAGACCGTAGCCGAGACTGCTAAAGATTTGCTGGCTTTGCAAAAACAAAAGAAAGACCTGACCACCATAGCTGGTCCAGAAGCGCCCAAGCAGATTGGCACACAGAACAACATAGTATTTTCGGGCAGTACCAACGACTTACTTAAATTATTAAAAAACAAGGATGAAAAAGTCATAGATGCTAGCGACAGCTCTACGCCGACTTAAAGCCAGTTACAACGGCAATAGCCGTTTAAAACAGCTGGGATTTCAGCTTGACTATACACCTGAACAGATTCAGGAAATTATTCGCTGTCAGAGCGATGCCATTTACTTTATAGAAAATTACTGCAAGATTGTGAGCCTGGATCACGGTCTGGTTCCGTTTAAACTCTATGAGTGTCAGAAACGCAAAGTTCGAACCATACTAGATAACCGCAAGGTCATACTCATGGAAGGTCGCCAACAGGGCAAGACCATAACCAGTGCGGCCTGCATACTTTGGTATACATTATTTCAGGCAGACAAGACAGTTGCCATATTGGCCAACAAGGCCGCAGCTGCTCGTGAAGTCCTAAATAGATTTCAGGGCATGTATGAAAATTTACCTCTGTGGTTACAGCAGGGTGTTAAAGAATGGAACAAAGGCTCCCTGGAGTTAGAAAATGGCAGCAAGGTATTTTGTGCAGCTACTGCGGCTTCTGGTATCCGAGGTAAATCAGTTAACTGGTTGTACATTGACGAAGCTGCGATCATTCCCAACAATGTGGCCGAAGAGTTCTTTACCAGTACCTATCCAACCATCATGGCGGGTGAGACTACTAAAGTGCTCATGAGCTCAACACCTCTGGGTTATAATCATTTCTGGAAGTTCTGGAATGATGCCGAACAGGGCATCAATGACTTTGTAAACCTGTTCATACACTATACAGAGATTCCGGGTCGAGACGAACGCTGGGCTGCTGAGCAAAAGGGTGTATTAGGTTCAGTTAAATTCACACAGGAAGTCCTGTGCAGTTTTCTGGGTTCCAGTTATACACTGCTGGATGCTGATATGCTGGCCAAACTCAGTCCCAAGACCTTTGTGTACACCAAGGATAACCTGGACGTGCTCACCGAGCCAGTAGCTGGACATAGCTACATGGCCATAGTCGATGTAGCGCGTGGCGTAGATGGCGACTACAGCACCATAGTAGTAGTAGACATAACTGCCAACCCCTATGAAGTTGTAGCCAAATTCCGAGACAATAAAATAGCACCCATGCTGTTCCCCAGTGTCATACACACCGTGGCTCGAAACTACAACAATGCCTGGACACTCATAGAAATCAATGACAATGGTCAGCAGGTAGCTGATATCCTGCACCACGAACTAGAGTATGAAAACATACTTTATGTAAACAACAATAGCAAACACGGACAGGTGGTGTCAGGTGGTTTTGGTGGCGGAGCTGCCAAGAGTGGTGTTCGCACAGATAAAAAGGTTAAACGCATTGGCTGCAGTCAGCTGAAAACTCTCATGGAAGAGGGACGACTGGCAGTCTGGGATCGAGACATTATTAGTGAATTCAGCACATTTATACAGGTTAAAGACAGCTATGCAGCCGACGAAGGATATCATGACGATTTAGTCATGCCTCTGGTGCTGTTTGGTTGGGTTACCACCAACCCATACTTCAAGGATTTAACCAATGTAAACCTACGAGAAACAATATTTGCGAATCAGATACAACAAATTGAAGATGAATTAACACCGTTTGGGTTCTATGATGACGGCCGAGCCGATGAAGGGCCTCAGCAGTTTATTCAGGACAATGATCTATGGACTGTGGAGAAAGAACAGTCAAATTGGTTAAATTCTTAGATATTATAAATACATGGTTAATCAAAAGAAGATTCAATTCTGCAAGATGAATGGTCTAAATTAAGGAGAATAATATGGCTTTCCAAGTTTCGCCCAATGTACTAGTTCAGGAGCGTGACGTCAGCCTGTTCGTGCCTCAGGTTTCAACCACAGCAGGTGCCTTTGTTGGCAACTTTAACTGGGGTCCAGCCGAGACATTTGTAACAGTTGACAGCGAAAAGACACTGTATAACACTTTCGGTAAACCCGATGACAATACATTTAAGTATTGGTTTACAGCTGCAAACTTTCTGAGTTATGGTAACAATTTACAAGTTAATCGCGTTGCTGATGGTGCTGCTAGAAATGCTAGTGCTCAGGGTTCAGCAGTCCTGATTAAAAATCAAGACAATTATGACGGTACTTTAGGCTATACTGCTCCTACCTTGACTGGTACTGAGTTTGTAGCTAAATACCCAGGTACATTAGGTAATAACTTAAAGGTAAGTTTCTGTGATTACAACGCTTATCAGTTTAGCAACACAGCCAGTGCTATCAGAACTACTGGTGCAGTAGTAACTTCCCTGACCCGAGCAGTGCCCAAGGGCAGCTGGTTAGAAGTAGCTATTTCAGGTACAACCTATAGATTCCAAACTACAGCTGATGCAGCTCTTAGTGCAACTACTTTGGTGTTTACCAACAACACTGGTGCATTAAGCGAAACTGCCAACAGTTCAGCCACAGTGTTATGGGAATACTGGGATGCAGTAGACAGTCGTCCTAGTTCAACCAGATTTGCCCTAGCAAAAGCCAGCGCAACCAGCAATGCAGTTATCTATGACGAACTCCATGTAGTTGTAGTTGACGAAGATGGTGGTATTACTGGAGTAGCCGGAACGGTTGTAGAAAAATTCACAGGACTGAGCAAAGCTTCAGACGCAATTTCACAAAGCGGTGTCAGCAATTACTATAAAAACTACATCAACCTCAACAGTGCTTATCTCTGGTGGGGAACACATACCACAGCACTGAGTACAGCTCAGATTGCCTGGGGTAGTGTTAGCCCAGCTGCATCAACAGGCTTTACAGTTCTCAGTGGTGCCATTACCCGCAGCCTTAGTGGTGGCATAGATACAACACCCACCGATGGTTTATTCCAAACCGAATATATTAAATTAGCCAATGCTGAGTTATATGACGTAAGTCTCATACCAGTAGTTGGAGTTGCTGCAGATAATGCAACAGCTCGCAGTGTGGTTGATAACGTAGCAGATGTTCGTCGTGATTGCGTAGTTTTTGCTAGCCCAACAACCAGCAACTTAATCACAGCCGCAGGCGTTGTTTCAGATCGTACAACAAACTTTAACAAAGACAGTACTTATGCAGTCATGGACTCAGGTTGGAAATACCAATATGACCGATACAATGATACATATCGTTGGATTCCATTAGCAGGCGACACAGCTGGATTGTGTGTACGTACTGATACAGTAGCTGAACCATGGTATAGCCCAGGTGGTTATAACCGCGGTCAGATTAAAAATCTAGTTAAACTTAACTGGGTGCCGACCAAAACTGATCGAGATAACCTATATAGATATCAGATCAATCCAGTAGTTACTCAGCCTGGTCTAGGTACTGTATTATTTGGTGACAAAACACTTACACAAAAACCAAGTGCATTTGATAGAATTAATGTTCGCAGATTGTTCATTGTCTTAGAAAAAGCCATTGCTACTGCTGCTAAATTCCAGTTATTTGAATTCAATGATGCGTTTACCCGCAGTCAATTCATTAGCCTGGTTGAACCATTCTTAAGAGATGTACAGGGTCGCAGAGGTATCATTGACTTCCGAGTAGTATGTGATGAAACCAACAATACTGCTGAAGTTATTGACCGCAACGATTTCGTAGCTGACATTTATATCAAACCAGCTAAGAGCATTAATTACATTACACTAAACTTTGTTGCAACACGCTCAGGCATTGCATTCGAAGAGATTGGTGCTTAAGGAGATAAAAAATGGCAGAAAGAAGTATATTTAATGTAGACCAGTTTAAGGCCGCAATGATTGGTGGTGGCGCTCGTGCCAACCAATTCTTCGTGGCTCTGAGCTTCCCAACCTATGTAACCCTGGGTGGAGCAGCTACTGCGCAAGCAGCATTTTTAGTAAATGCCGCAGCATTGCCAGGCAGCATTGTGCAACCAACCATTGTTCCATATCGTGGCAGAGAAGTTAAATTTGCTGGCGAACGCATATTCCAACCCTGGACCATCACAGTTATGAATGATGTTAGCTTTAACATTCGTAACAGTCTGGAACGCTGGATGGCTGGCATCAACGGACTACAGGACAACACTGGTCGTACTAATCCCAGAGATTATCAGACCAACCTGACAGTAACACAGTTAGACAGAAATAATAACCCATTAAAGATCTATACTTTAGCTAGCGCATTCCCAGTAGATCTCAGTGACATTACTTTGAATTACGGTGACAATGATACAATTGAGCAGTACACAGTTACCTTCCAATACCAACACTATACTACTAGCTTTGATACAGCTCTGAGTGTAGGCAATGTTATTAATAACACAATTGGTGGCGGTGGTAGTATTTTCGGTATTTAATTTTTAGGATTTAATCATGGCAGACTTTACATTATTCGGGTATAATTTGACAAAAAAGAAACCTGAGGAAAAAAATCAGCAGAGTTTCGTAGTGCCACAGGATGACGACGGAGCCACCAGCGTAAATGCCAGCGGCTTCTTCGGCACATATCTAGACATAGATGCTGCGGCCAAGAATGAAAACGATCTAATCAATCGATACAGAGACATAGCTTTATATCCTGACTGTGACAGCGCAGTTGAGGACATAGTCAACGAGGCTGTAGCAGCCGAGGATGACGAAGAAGTAGTCAAGGTAAACCTGGACAAAGTCAAGCTTAGCTCATCGGTCAAGAAAATGATCGAAGAAGAATTTAGCAATGTGCTGAGCCTGTTGGACTTTAACAGTAAAAGTCATGACATTTTTAAACGCTGGTATGTTGATGGCAGAGTTTACTATCACAAGATTGTAGACGTACAGAATGCCAAGAAAGGCATACAGGAGTTGCGCTATATTGATCCACGTAAGATCAAAAAAGTGCGTAAGATCAGTAAAAAGAAAGATCCTACAACTGGTGTAGAGTTCATTGAAAAGATCGATGAGTTCTTTGTGTACAACGAAAAGGGTTTGATTGCTCAGGTTCCTAATACTGCCAGTGCTACCCAGGGCATCAGAATTGCTCCGGACAGCATAGCTTTGTGCACCAGTGGATTGCTGGACATGAACAACAACATGGTGCAGGGTCATTTGCATAAAGCCATCAAGATTGTCAATCAGCTTCGCATGGTTGAAGACGCTCTGGTGATCTACAGAATGACACGAGCTCCAGAAAGACGAATATTTTATATTGACGTAGGCAACCTGCCCAAAGCCAAGGCAGAACAATATGTCAAGGGTATCATGAACCAGTATCGCAACAAGGTTACCTATGATGCCAGCACTGGTGAAGTGCGAGACGAAAAGAAAACCCTGAGCATGCTGGAAGACTTCTGGATGCCACGCCGTGAAGGCGGTAAGGGAACAGAGATTACCACTCTGGATGGTGGACAGAATCTGGGCAACATCGAAGATGTCAACTACTTTCAGAACAAGCTGTATCAGGCATTAAATGTGCCCATAAGCCGACTCAAAGAGTCCACTGGCATGTTTGGTCGTCAGACAGAAATTAGCCGAGATGAGCTGAAGTTTAGCAAATTTGTCAGCCGTCTGAGAATGAAGTTTGGCGAGTTATTCGACGATCTGTTAAGAACACAGTTATTGCTCAAGGGCGTGATGTCCGAGCAGGACTGGGATGCTATCAAAGAAGAGATTTACTATGACTACACCCAGGACAGTTACCTGAGTGAAGCCAAGCAGGCCGAAATTATGCGTAATCGCATTGACCTGTTGAATCAGATTCAGCCCTATGTTGGAACTTATTTTAGTCGTGAATTCATCTATAGTGATGTACTACACATGGATGAGGAAGAAATTGCACAACTAAAGAAAGACATAGACAACGACACAGATTTACAACAACAGATGGCCAGTCAGCAGACAGCCGGCGCACCTGGTGGAACACCAGCAGCTATATCGCCAGCTCAGGCCAAGCCCTACAACCCGAGCAACCCTCAGGTTGAAAGCCTAGATTTTAAATTATTAAAAAGCGGGAGTTAATAAATGAGTGAACTAATTAGAAACATGCTGGACAACATCATTGACGACAAACAGGGCGAAGCTCAGTCAGACTTCAATGACGCAGTAGCAGTCAAGATTACAGATGCGTTGGAACAACGCAAACAGGAACTGGCACAACAACTAGGAGCCGAACGTGGCGAAGTTCAAGCAGATTAGAGAAGCAACCAAATACAACCCCTATGCCATAGGCATGGCTGCGGCTAAAAAGTCAGCAGGCCTGGGCAAAGGACCAGCAACAGATTTACCCAAGAGTGTGATCATCAAGGGTCATGAAATTGCTAAAAAGATCAAAGCCAACGAAGAGTACGATACTGTACTAGG